TACTAACTAAGTTCTAATCAAACAATTTAGTATATAGATTGTGGGCCAATCAAATGAAGAGGTCAATCCACTGTCTGTACAAGTATTTGTATGGTGGTAAATACAGACTCTTGCCAACACTAGTTGTCCTAATTTTGGCGCAGAAATCCTCATAAACCTCTTCTCCATTGTGCCAGGCTAACAAACACAACGAATGGACGTGGTCCTGCGTGTTCTTTGGATCCTTAGTCCATCTGATTGACTCATAAACATCCTGCATTGAGTAAACAGGATGTATCAGAAATTTGTATTTGGAGTCAGGTTTAAATTTACGTTTAAGGAAGGTCACATTATCCCAGGTCATCTTGGAAAATTGATCTGTTTTATCTGGGGGAGTGATAGTGAGACCATAACGCTTGGCCGTCATGGCAATCTCCTTTGGGTCCAATTCATCTGGATATGAGGCTACTACATCATCACCGTAGGCAATAATGCGTAGTTTGTCCAAATTGATGTTTTTGTAAGTCTCCAAGACCAGAGTTCTTATTATGATATTGTTCATCATAGTGTTAAATATGGAGGTACCTGAAATTCCTGACGGCATGCCACCTTTGACATCGTAGGTTGTGTCTCTGAAGATGTGGGTTGTATTACACAATCTTTGTGTAAGGTGTCCAGGGAAGCCAAGCTGATCTAACACTTTCCCAAGCGCTTTAAACCACACTGGTTCCAAGCTGCCATCATAATTGGTGTAATCAAAAGCAATGAGTTCTCCATCTAACATAGCATGCATTTGTGACCAAAACACATCTGGATTACACCCCACAGCTGAGCCTGTTAAGATACCTGGGTTTGCATGAAAAGTACTGTATAGATTGCCAAAAGTTGTTCTAAAGTACACTGTATCATTGACACTAGCAGCCTCCACAATCCTGGTCTTACCAGCCTTAATTTTCTCTGGGGCGCGGAGTTCATCCTTTAGGAAAGTTATGTAGGGTAGATCAATACCATACAGATCTAACATCTGTTGCATTTTCCTTGTGTCTTTAGTAGCGTTGTTTAAGATGTCTTTCTTTTTCACGCCCAAAGACACATAAGGGAAACCAGGGCTAGTGGTAAGGTCCAATGGTTCCAAGTTAGCATAACCATATATTGCTTGTTCCATGGTGATTGGTTCTGGGTTGATGTCAAGCATGTAAAGTTGTGCCGCGTAGTGGTCAACGGCTGTTTCTATGTACTCATTCATAGGGACATCAATATTACCTTTATATTTTGACATAACAGCTGTAGTGAGGTCTACTTCCAATCGTGGATCCTTGGGGTGTAAAGCTGCTGGTTCCTTAACACCAGGAAACACATCGTGGAAGACACTAGGGTGTAGTTTGGTCTGGGAGGGTGTATTGACGGGTTTCCAGTTCTTTTCCTTAACATTACATTTAGAAATGATGGCACCTTGTTCCTCAGCAAAATATTTCCTAAGTAGTGCTGCTGCGTAACCAACCCTACCATTTCCACCCACATGTATTCCTATGATATTACCTGTGTTGGCCAGCACTGCACCACATTGACCTGGTTGGGTTGGATAGTCATATTTGTACAACCTGCATGTAGCATTACCACTAAGATTGATTTCCCCATAGGGTACAGTGTGTCCTACTTCTACATTGAGCATAGGGAATTTGGTGACATTGGTAGCTAAATGTATATTGTGCCAATCTTGCTGATGTTCAGGTATAAATCTTCTTATGTCTCTGAACTTTTCATTCTGGTCAAGCCACAACACAGTTACTTCCGTATCCACATCATTCATATCAGTGAGGACTTGTTGTTTAAGCACTCTAACTAACCTTCCATCAATATCTACCACGTCACCAGGTTCAGCATGTGTTGGTACTACAGCACAGTTAGAGTATATACCTAGTAGGTTAAATTCTCCTTTGTCAGTGGTAATGATATGGCAGTTTCTTCTAATAAGGGCATTCAAAAATTCATGTTCAGGACCTTGCAAGGTTGCTCTTCTTAACTCAGGTTTCTTCTTGGGTGTAGTAGGCATGCCTGTGTATGGTCCTTGGGCAATACACATCAAGCGATATAATGCGTATATGGTACCCAGAATAATCACAAGACTACCTAGACAATTTAGAGCATATGTGACATAAGCAAAATCTCGCTCAATTGAGCCATGGACTGGTGAGATGTAGCCCTGGTCTTGGCAGTATTGAATGACTTTAGGGTCTTTAGATGATGATAGAAGATCTATTATGAAACCTGGGGTTTCCTTATCACCCAAGCCCTGAAATATAGCTGTTAAATTATTGCCAACACTCTTTCTGGATTTGCTCTCCTCTATAAGTTGCTGAACCACCATGTTGATAGCATAACTGCCCTTAGTTCTCCTGTTCACCAGTACTACAGCTTTACCACATAGCAAAGGACAACATTGTTTGTAATGTGGTGGCTTACTACAGTTCGCACAGGGCTGAAGTGCTTTGGCAGTATCTAGCAAGCCTACTTGATTTTGGTACCCTTGCAAGATCTTAAGATCTAAATCTAAGTAGAAGCGCCTGTCAATGGCTTCGGGGACTGTTACTGTGGGTGGTTGGAGATTTAAAAGATTTGTGCTGGCTAATATATATTTACTTGTAAAGGTCTTCCCCTTATCTTCCAGAGCTGCCATTGGGGGAATGAAATTAGTGGTTGACACCATCTGACAGAACATAGAAAGGTCCTTACCATCAGGGTTTTGGCCCAGATCATCCATAATTACCACTTCTTGTTGATCATACCCATCAAAATGTTTAGGGTCTGGAGGAAGGGAGTAAATGTCACCTGGTTTGGTTAAACCTCTGGCTATTATTGAAGTAACCAAAGATTTCCCACACCCAGGAGCTCCTCTGATCAGTATGCATACTGGTTCAGTTCTCTGTGTTGTTTTATATGCAGACAATGCTTTGAGTTCTTTATAGATGTTTGTAACTCTTTTGTTTTCAACTGCATACAGAGGTGCTAGGCTGTCTAAACCTTTCTTCAGTTTTTCAACTTTAATTAGTAGTTCCTGCTGAGCTGGTTCATCAACTTTGGAAAATCCTTTAACCTGTTCTTGATAAAGATCTATTTTCTTGCATTCATCTAAGATTTCTTTTTTGTGTTGTAAGGTAGGAAGCAGTCTATTTTTAAGCCATTCTATAAATTTACTGATCTTAATGCCAATCCACTCAAGGCCCTTAGCGGCGTTGCAGCATTCAGTGAATTTCTTCAACCAGCCATCACCTTGTCGGCTTGGCGGTCTAGTGATGTTTAACCACTGACATAACCGGTCCTTGAGAAATGACCATGGTGACTTGTGACAGCCTAAAAGAGCAAGGGTTGCAAGTACAGTGGGTGTGTCAGTACTGTTACGTATCATTATGGTAAGTGCACTGATGATACGTACTAGCCATTTAACTACCTTTGAAGTAATTTTGTCTTTAATATGGGCACTCACATCTGTCAATTGGTCTTTAAGTGTGTCAGTGAAACCGCTACCAAAGGCACTCCCTAATTGTGTCACATAGTCCTGAATAGGACCTTGGTGAGTGTCTAAACATGAATAGGGTCTTAGATCTGTGAAAGCTACATGATTGTCTCCACCAGCTGTGATGATGCCAATCACACCATGAGTGCACAGTAACTTCCCTCCGCAGTCTCCAGGCTGACAATGTCCTTCACCAATCATTATATTATACTGGATGTGCTGTGGGTAATAACAGGTTTCCTCTATCTGATACCAGTCGTGTGCTTCTAATTTAACTGGTATATATCTATCTAAACTTTTGCTATAGTAGCAGCCCTCCAAGCAGTCACATTGTGGGATGGTATCTGGGCCTGGCTGGTCAGCTGCGTCCACCTGGAGATCTGCACTGAGAGCCAGTAGAACGGTTTTGTCATTCAAGCTGGTTAAGTGCGCATTCCTGTAAATCATAGTGGCTGTATGGACAAAGAGATCACTTGGGCCTGCAGTTTTTATATCAGTCCTGTGGTTAATAAAGTGTTTCTGTATTAGTAGTCCAGTAGTGTCATCTGGTTTCTTAACATGGTAGTTTGTGCTGAATTTGTGGGTGTATTGGGTGGCACGAGGTGGTCGTGGAATCCATGCTATGGTATGTTTAGGCTTTACAAAGACTCTAATGCTGTGTTCATTGGTGTCTTCCATAGCTCTGAAGCAAAGTGTCCCCATATCATTTGTAGATGTGATACCATACACAGCATTACTTTTATTTCTGGGGACATCATAACCATCATAAAACATATAATAAGCTGAACCCAATCCAGTGAATGGAATAGTAAACCTAGGAAAACCTGATTTTGGTTGATAGAAAACACTCGGGTTGGAGGCAGAATCCCATAGACGGGAGTCAATACTATCTGGTGCATCTATACCAGGTGGTACAAACATGATTTGTACCAAACCTGTGTTGTTGGTGACAACAGTAACTTCCATGTCAAATCTAGCATATGTAAACATTTCAAATTTCTTTCTGACTTGTGCATGCTCTTGGAAGTTTATATCCCATTTTGCAAAACCATTCGCCACCTGGATCTTGGCCCAAAGAGCTGAGCGGCCCATGAAGTTCTCAATTAGGGCTTCACTGTTAGTATTTGAGTTGATTACATACCTAGTCTCTATGAGATCACCTGGTATGGTGGTTGAAGATGCCCCAATTTCCATAGCGCCCAAAGCACTTGGTTGAATACTGTGTTGTGGACCACTGGGTTGGGTGTTTGGGACCTGTAGTACAGTGTCGACCACCTTGTCTATGTAGTCCTCAACTGGGTTTTGAGTCAAATCTTTTTCCTGTTTCATCATTGGTGTGTCACGCAGCATTCTAACAGACAAATCAGGACATCCGGAGCATGTAGCAACGATTGTCCCAATCCCATCATTTGGTGACACAAAATCAGTCTGGTACCATAGTGACACATATCCAGCCTGGGTGTAATTGTCAGCTTTAGTCCGTCTATGGAAGGTGCCGCTCATCCATGGTACTACAATGGTGCACGAGGATTGGAGTCCCAAATCCCAGATTACATGTACACCTAACATTGCGGTTTTCCTGTCTGGTGGCAAAGCGGCTCCTGGGGGTGTGTATGCTAGCAAAAATTTACCTGTACTAAAGCTATCACAAACACACATAAAAGTTATAGAGATACTACCTGACCAATTTGCAAAGTAATTAAGAACTTCACCTAGTAAAGTGGTAGAAAAGAGAGTGTTGCTAATGTCCATGGGTATCACAACTATGGGCTTGTCTGCTGTTTTCTTGGTCACTTGTACATTGTAAATTGAGATTTGTCCTACATTGGTCTCAATGTTGTTTAGTGGCATGAATGAATCTACCATAGCCATGTGGAGTATGTTTGTGATCCTACCAGGAATGTCGATGATCTTTGTGACACTAAAGTCTGGTAGAAGATTAGCCGACTGCTCGTCCTCAGTTGTGAGAAATTGTTGAGATCCACTTGGCAGCCGTGTTGGTAACCCCTGTTTTACAGACTGTCTAGCCCCTGAGAACTCTGACTTATCTGGTGCTATTGAGATTGTAATGGGGACCTTGGTGACACCATTTGCGGCTCTGAGAGGAACGATTGGAATAATAACTAGAGATAGGTTGTTGTGCCTGAGCATGTTGTCCATAGGTACACAATTAATGTATGGTACAACAATTGTGCTGGAATTGTTTGTCCTCAAGTTTATGAGCTGGTGTGGGAATATAGTGATGTTACCAAGCAGGGTCCCATTACAATTAAAGAAGGGGTCTTCATCAGGTTGCTTGTTATCTCTCCTAACATTTGAACCAATTACATGTCCTCCCTCACCAGGGTGTGTGTGATCATAACCAACATTGACATTTGCTTCACCTATGTAAGCTAGCTGGTGTTCTGGTACAACAGCCACTATTAGACAACCACTATTGAATTTTGTGGCATTACATTGGGTGTGTATTATGTACCCTGACCTACCCAATGCATGATGGTACAGATTTTGCCCGAAGATGCCCATATCTTTAAGGCAATCAGGCAACTTCCACCACCAACCTTTAGACGTAGTGGTCCAATCTACACTAGTTAATGTGTAAAATCTATCAGATGATGTTTCTGGGTGGGTAGGTTTATCCACTGAGGAAGCGTCCAGGTCACTCAAGTATTTGGGCCACTCCCCATATGCCAGTATAGAGTTTAGTGTATCTTGTGTTGTTATAGTGGAATTCCCGATAGTAATTTGTTTAAGCCTATCGGACATCCCACATGCTTCAACAGTTGGTGACATTAAAGCTGGATTTGTAAGTGCTTCTGCTAGAGGTTGTGTGAATTTCGATGGGTCTTGGGAAAAATCTTGTTTAGTCAAGCCAGAGCTAGCAGAATCCTTGTAGTAATTGATGTTGAAATACTTAATCACGGATCCACCTGTGGCTGAGACTGAGTTTTCATGCGAGCCGACATTTTGCTTGCTGACCTGTGCGCCCATGGTGTCAAACAGTATACACTATTTGTCACCATAAGCAAGTATTTAAAGAAAACAGGAAACACGGACACCCAAAGTAGTTGGTTCCATCCCACAGTTGCCCATTACGACTATCAACACACTGGATTGTGTGCAATAGCTGCGGGGTTAGGATTAGCCACATTCAGGGGCCGGAAGGATTCTACGTGGAGCACACGAGACTCTTCACACCTTGTCACTTAAATGGCTTCCCCTCAAAGAGGGGCAGGCAGCCACGCAGGCTGGGCCACTGTCGCCAGTGGGGTGCGCCCAGCCTCATCTGCCAGGCCTACCACGGGTTAGTGGCTGAGCGGCCAACCAAGTAAGCTTCAAAATGCTACTAGGTTTTGCGTAGGCACGTAGCGGATAACGATGCTTATGGCTTCAACCCTGAGAGAGTCTATTCCACATCACACCGGGGAAACAGAAGTACTTGACCGTCAGTGGCATGGGTTGCCACCACCTATTGGTCCGTTATGCACATTCTTCTAGATATGTTACGGGGTAAGGAGAGGCAAACTGGCGTGCAAGTGTACCGGGATACAAGAGCACCACGCCACATGGGCAGCTCGGGTGGGTACAACCCGAGCCCAGTTTTAA